TGCTCAATAAGCGGTCATCCCAGTGTATCAAGTACAAGAAGATGATGACCGAGGAATTTGAAATCGTGGGTGCCGAGGAGGCGGAAGGCAAGGACCGTGGGACACCCATTTGGATCTGCGAGACCAAAGACGGAGACACGTTCAAGGCTCGACCCAAGGGAACCATGGAGAGTCGAAGGGAGCTGTGGAAGAACCGAGGCAAGTTGATGGGTGAAATGCTCACCGTTCAATTTCAGGGACTCACCCAAGATGGAGTTCCTCGCTTTCCCGTGGCACTCGCCGTAAGAAATTATGAGTAATATTAATATAATGGTCTCTGCGGAGCAAATTCACAGTATTAGATTATCTAAACCAAATCTTATGTTTATTCACGTAGGTTCGCGGACGCATTTTAATAATTGCAGGCTTCCAAACTCGATCAATTTTCCCATGGTGGAGTTTGATCGCATCAATGCGGTTCTTGCTGGTGAAAATGACCCCCAGCGGATCGAAAAGAGATCCTACGAGGAGAAGGTGCTTCGGGAGCGCTCCGATCGCCTGCTGTTGGCGCGGGGCAGGGTGATCACGGCAACCGACGATGCCAACAGTGCTCGGATAGCAGAGAATAATGCAAGAATTGCTTTTGAACAAGTGAGACCCTTGAGGAACATCGAGCCCATGGAGTTTGCCGAGAAGTCCAAAAAGTTTGAAAACGCAACCAATTTGAAGATTAACAAAGAGACTGAGTTGGAGAGGGCATTCAGGATGTATGACGCCGAGGTCGCTAGACAGAATGAGCCCATCGTTATGCCGACGACGAAGCCTGATACTCCAAGCGAACCACCCAAAAAAGTTGAAAAGGTAACTTACATGGATGTCGAAAAGCGAGGGGAAGGACTCTTTTCGGGAACCGGTCGAACGTTCCCCGGTTTCGACCAAGCCATCGTGCTCTACGGAAACAACAAGCAGTCACTGGTTGCCAGTATGGCCAAAGTTCATATGAACGAATATGGATTTACGAACATATTTGTTCTTGAAGATGGTTTGGAAGGGTGGAGGGACAAGGGTCTTCCGGTGGAGGGCGACTGCGATGTAATGTTAATTAGAGAATACATTCGATAGTAGTATAAATGTCAGAAATCCGTGTTGAAAAGCATGGGTTCGTACGTCTTGTCGATACAATGCCGAGGGAGGATCTTGATCATGCTATAGTGCAAGCCGCCCGAGTGTCGTATGGAGAAGGCACCAAGAGTGTTCGGAGTGATCGCGGTCTGATTCGCTACCTGCTTCGTCACGCCCACACAACACCCTTCGAAATGGTGGACTTTAAGTTTCATATCAAGATGCCCATCTTTCTGGCTCGGCAGCACATGCGTCATCGGACTGCAAGCATCAATGAGATTTCAGGACGCTACTCGCAGTTGCCCGAGGAGTTCCACGTTCCCACCGAGTTCCGTGGTCAGTCCAAGGTGAACCACCAGGGGTCGGAGGGAGTTTTGGATTCACCCGAGTCCATGGTGCTCCTAAGAGACCAGAAGGCTTCATGTGAACAGGCGTTTGAGGTCTATCAAAGGCTCTTGGACCACGGAGTTGCCCGTGAGACGGCACGGGAACATCTACCTCTATCGACCTACACCGAGTTCTATTGGAAGATCAATCTGCACAATCTTCTTCACTATCTGCGTCTCAGGATGGACAGTCATGCCCAACCGGAGATTCAGTTGTACGCCAAGGCGATGTACGACCTGGTGAAGCCACTGATTCCAGCGGTCGCCGAGGCCTACGAGGACTACATTCTTGGGTCTGTGACCCTTTCTAGATTGGACCTTGCGAAAATAAAGCAAAATCTTCTTGAGGGGAAACATGAACCCTATCCTTCACAGAGTGAGGAACAAGAGTTTTTAGAGAAGCTCCGCGTTCTTGGGGTCGTCTAGACTTGTTCGGTGGCTTGTACCTTTCACCAGGAGCAAGTTCTCGGGGTTCGTAGGTCTTGGGTGGAGGAATGACCGGTTTTGGTTTAGTTTCTCTGGTTACCGTGACTTGTCCCTCCGTTTCCTTTTCTTGTAAAGAAGCTGAAATAATTGTTTGAATCTTTTTCCACGTTTCTTCGTCAAGTTCTCCTCCACCCAATTCATCTTCGCGGAACCCGTAAGAAAGGTAGATCGCCATGCGTTCTTCAAATGTCTTTCCTTCGAGTTCTACTATGAGCTGTTGACATTGTTTGTTTGTTATGACATGGTGTCTGTATAAAGCCATACCACATCCTTCCACCGGACAAGGTGGATAGTAGCGTCGCGCATTAGTTTCACAACGCTTGTGACAAAATTCGTCTTGGTCGGACAAGTGGACATCAAGTTTATTAATTATAATTCTATTACATATTGAACATTTTGTAAATGGGACGAGGTTCAGACGACACTCGTGATGAACGTGATGACCGCAACGGACGTTGACTTTGCAGACAAATGAAATATCCTCACCACAGATGCTACACATTCTAAATATCTTCCACATCTTTTCTTTAACGCTTCATCACAGTACCACACATTCTGCAGGTGATGAACAAGGTCATCGGCTCGTCTGCGGATCGCGTCTGCTTCTCCACATAGGTGGTCTTCATGGACTTGCACTTGCCACACTTGAACATTCCGTCTTCATATTCCTCTGGCTTCTTCTCGACCACCTCCTTCTTGGGTTCCTGATACCAAAGATCCCATATCTCTTTGGTGTCGAAGGTGTTTGGCTTGAGTTCACCACTCTTGATCCTATCCAAAAACTTGGACTTGTCGTTGTTGCGAATCGCGTAGATCAGCGATCGCATCCGGTTCGTGTAGAGGCGTTTGAAATCTGGGTTTTTCCAGTTTGCACGCGTGTCGTTCTCGCCGATGACTGTGGTGTTTTTAAAAGGCTTCGGCACCTCGACCATGTAGTCGCTCAGGTTCGATGAAATGTGTTCCGATATTTTGGCGTGTTCGGTTTTGAGTTCGTCGTTTGCATGTTTCTTGTCCAACACCGATGCCCTTTCGGCACGCACCCAACACTCTTTGGAGTTGATGAAGATGTCGCGTTGTATCTGGACCAGTTTGGTCATCGTGTCCCTGCGAACTTGTGTGAGTTTCTCGTGTATCTTTTCCATCTTACCAAAACGTTTCATGTTCAGAAGGTGTAAAAGCCTCTTGAGGATGCGCTTCCTCTTGGGGATGTCAGGAAGATCGAGGTATTCTTCTTCCTGTCCGATGAAAATCTTGGGCTTGAAGGAAGGTCTACGAATGAAGTAGCGTTCCAGTTTTTGATTGATCATGGACAAACCCTTCATCTCGTTCTCCATTTCGTCGATGTCTTTCTTGACTAAAGTGAGAAGTCGGTTGAGTCGTGCCTGAACCAGAAGTCTTTTATTGACCTTTTTGATGGGTGGCGTAAAGGTTTCACCAACCATCTTGTTCTGGATCTCCAAAAGACGTTCCTGCTTTTCCACCAAAGAAGTCTTGCGCTTGACCACTCCGCTGTCGGTAACATCAAATATGTAGTTCTTCTTGGCGAGATATTCCGTCCAAATCTTTGAGTTGAATTTTTGGATCACCTTCTGGTTTTCGTTCACGTTGCTGGGTTTCATTTGCTTGATACACCAGTTCTTGGCCCCCTTGCTGAGGTGAGTTGCCAGTGCATCCGCCTTGCTCTCGCTCACCAAGCCAGAATCAATGAGCGCGGTCGTCGCGAGTGCGATGGATTTGGTCTCCATTGTGTCGGATGTCCATTCGGACATCGTCCTGACCCTGAATAATTATTTCAACTTCTTCACTTGTAGGGTTTGGGAGTTGCGATTTCGCTTCACCTCATTGGGATCGCCTTTGCCTCGCGCACCCGCAGGACCTTTTTGACTGTAGGTCTTCTGATGAAGATTCCAAAATTGTTGCGACCCCACTCTGAAATTCTGATGGATCTTGGCCTTGTACCAGAACACACAGTCTTCGATCCGGTTGGACTTGGACGTATTGTCCAGTACCAGTACCTCGTAGTTTTCGGTGCACGCTGTCATCACCTGGTTGAACATATCGAAGTTTGGGAAGATCCCGAAGAACGCCTTGTATAACTTTTCTCTGTTCTGGATCACATTTTCTCGTGCGATGAACACGTAATCCACATTGGCTCTAAGATCTGGGCTGAGATCCATACAATACTGCATCGTCAACATGAAAAATATCTTCCAATGGCGACCGTTCATGAAACACTGACGAATACACGCGTCCTTCAGAAATCGCCGGTCGTACATACAATCGTCCATCAATATGAAAGCTCCAACATCCCTGGACGTCAGTTCCTTCTTCCCTGGTGGTGGTTTCATGTTCACCATTTTCCTCTGCCTTTCGATGACCCTCTCGATGATGTCCTTGTCATACTCACCGTAGATGAACAAGTCTGGAATGAACTGCTGATACCAGTGATTGCCTTCCTCGGTCGCAGACATCACCACGCCCGCCGGGAGATGCTTTTTGTGGTAGAGGATGTCTGTCACCAGGGTTGATTTTCCTGTGCCACGCTTGCCAATAAACACACACACCTTATCGTCACCCATTGAAGCGGGGTTAAATTTTTTGAGTTGAATGTTCATATCTATTAGTCGTGTGCATTTTTTGAAATCTTTTTTTAACACATCATATTAAGATGCAACTTGCCGTCACAGGATATCAGGATACTTTTTTGACTGGAGACCCACAATTGAGTTATTATCAAAAAGTATTTACAAAACGTGCTGGGTATACTTCAGAGATTCTTCGTATCGCTTTTGATTCGGATATACGCTTTGGGGGTTCTTCCATTTGTACTATCGATAATGACACGTGTGACATCGTAACAGGATTTTACCTTAATTTTTCATTCCCTTCTGCACAATCTATACCACAAGACGCTGGCCACGCTTACGTCGAACGTGTCGACCTATTGGTGGGAGGTCAAACAATCGTTTCAATGACTGGTG